TTTGATGAAAACAATAAAATGTTTGCCTTTCAAGGGAGAGCTTTCGGCAATGAACAACCAAAATACATCACCATCAAACTTGATCCAGAAAAAGAAAAAATCTACGGTCTTAATCGACTGAATAGTAATAAGCATACCTATGTGGTTGAAGGGCCCATAGATAGTTTATTTTTAGATAATTGTATTGCTGTTGCTGGTGCAGATTTTATGAAGTTACCAAAAGAAAACACTACTGTCATTTTTGACAATGAAAGGAGAAATTTACAAGTACTAAAACAAATTGAAAAAACTGTTTACGAAGGATATAAAGTCGTTCTTTGGCCAGACAATGTGAAAGAAAAAGATATAAACGATATGATTTTAGCTGGAAGAACAAAAGAAGAAATACAAACAATAATAGAAAAAAACTCTTATCAAGGCAATATGGCCAAGATAAGGTTGTCAGCATGGAGAAAGACATATGCCTAGTAATTACCTACCAACACCATACCAAGAATTTATTCACCTATCAAGATACTCACGATGGTTACCTGAGAAGGGCAGAAGAGAATCTTGGAATGAAACTGTAACAAGATATTTTGATTTTTTTACAGAACACGTTAAGGAAATGTGTGAATTTGATATAACTGATAAAACTAGAAATGAACTTGAGGTTGCAGTACTAGGTCAACGTGTTATGCCTTCTATGCGTTGTCTTATGACCGCTGGAGAGGCATTAAAACGAGAAAATATGGCTGGTTATAATTGTTCATATGTTGCAGTAGATCGTATTCAAGCATTTGATGAAATCTTATATATTCTTATGAATGGTACAGGAGTAGGATTTTCTGTTGAAAGACAATTTGTATCTGAACTTCCAAGAGTTGCTGAGGAGTTTCATCCAAGTGATACAGTAATTACCGTTGCAGATAGTAAAATGGGGTGGGCAAAAGCATTTAAAGAATTAATGGGTATGTTATATATTGGTCAAATTCCACGTTGGGATTTATCTAAAGTACGTCCTGCTGGAACACCACTTAAAACATTTGGTGGTCGTGCATCAGGCCCTGCACCATTAGAAAATCTTTTTAATTTTGTAACTAATATATTAAGTGGTGCAGCTGGTAGAAAATTAACTTCATTAGAATGTCACGATATTGTTTGTAAGATTGCAGAAGTAGTTGTAGTGGGTGGTGTTCGTAGGTCTGCTTTAATTAGTTTATCCAATCTATCTGATGATCGTATGAGACACGCAAAAGCTGGTCAATGGTGGGAACAAAATCCACAAAGAGCTCTTGCAAATAACTCAGCTGCATACACAGAAAAACCAGACATGGGTATATTCATGGATGAGTGGAAAGCTCTTTATGATTCTAAGTCTGGTGAAAGAGGTATCTTTAATAGAGAAAGTGCTAATCGTATGGCTGAAATGAATGGTCGTAGAGATATAGAGGGTCAACAATTTGGCACGAATCCATGTTCTGAAATAATTTTACGTTCAAGAGAAACGTGCAATCTTAGCGAAGTTGTAGTAAGACCAGAAGATACAAAGGAGTCTCTTTTGGAAAAGGTTCGTCTTGCAACGATTCTTGGAACTTTTCAATCCACTCTTACTAATTTTAAATATGTTTCTGCAGCGTGGAAAAGGAATTGTTCAGAAGAAAGACTTCTTGGTGTTTCACTAACAGGTATTATGGATAACTCTCTTACAAATGGTAAAACAAAAGGTATAGAAAATTTACTGGAAGAACTTAAAGCTCAAGCAGTTAAAGTAAACAAAGAATGGTCAAAGAAACTAGGTATTAACCAATCTGTTGCTATAACCTGTGTCAAACCTTCTGGAACTGTCAGTCAACTAGTTGATGCGGCTAGTGGTATTCATGCAAGACATAATCCTTATTATGTTCGTACTGTTCGTGGCGATAAAAAAGACCCATTGACAAAGATGATGACAGATATGGGATTTCCTGTAGAGGATGATGTAATGAATCCTGATAACACTGCTGTGTTTTCTTTTCCTATGAAAGTAGATAAAGGTGCAGTCTTTAGAACAGATATGTCTGCTATTGAACAACTAGAGTTGTGGTTGACATACCAGAAGCATTGGTGTGAACATAAACCATCTGTTACAATTTCTGTAAAGGAAGATGAGTGGATGGAAGTTGGTTCATGGGTATACAAAAACTTTGATTGGATGAGTGGTGTATCATTCTTACCATTTAGTGAACACACATATCAACAAGCACCTTATCAAGATACAGATAAGACAGGTTATGAGTTTTTACTAAAACAAATGCCAAAACAAGTAGATTGGACAAAACTTTCTGAATATGAAACACAAGACATGACAATTGGGGCACAGGAGTTAGCTTGTGTTGCTGGTGCTTGTGAAATAGTATGAAGTTAGTTGTATGTGAGTCTTGTGATGCTGAGTTCGCTATAAAACACATGATGGAAACCCGACTATATAAAGTAGTTCATTGCCCATTTTGTGGTGATGAACTCAATGATGAGTTAGAAGATGAACTTGAAGATTACGGAGAAGAGTATGATGAATGAAAATAATTAAAACAATATTATATTATATCTTTATTTTTCCTTTAGTATGTTTAAAAAATGCACTTGATCCTAATTGGTGGGCAGGTCTAGTTGGAGAAAAATCTGGTCTATTTGGTTGGGCTCGAAAAAAAGGTGAATGGCAAAATAAACTTACTGGATGGAAATGGTGGGCTTGGCAGATTGTCGGTGGTATCATATTTGTTATTTTGGTTGAATGGGTACTTAACAAAATAGGTATGACGATGTTGCCATGGAGAATGTTTTGAGCAATTTATATGGAAGTCGTGAACCACTTGCATCAGAAAGACTTGCATTTGAAGTAAACCAAGTTGGTTCGATTGAAGTAGATAGTAGTACAGGTAACTTATATTTTGAAGCATTTATACTTGTCAGTATTATTGCAGTATTGTATATTGGTAAGAAAGTTGTAGACAAGGTATTTAAATGAAAACTCAAAGTGCGAAAGCTAAAGGTCGTAGGTTTCAACAATGGGTTCGTGACCAACTAATTGAAAAACTTGAAGTACACCCAGAAGATGTTGAATCAAGAAGTATGGGTGCTGGTGGAGAAGACCTTATCATGGCTCGTGCTGCTAGAGAAAAGTTTCCATACTCTATTGAGTGTAAGAATCAAGAAAGTTTAAATGTATGGAAGTCATACGAACAAGCAGAATCTAATTCTGGTAATTATGAACCAGTTGTCTTTATCAAACGTAATAATCAAAAACCTTTGGTTGTTGTTGATGCAGAATATTTTGTGAGGTTGCATGAACGAGTGGATTGAACAGTATAAACAATATCACAAAGAAAACAATAATTATGGTAATGGTGGTGGATTAAAATTTTATTTACAACATATAGTAGATTTAGTACAAGATTGGAAAGCTGAAAGTATACTAGACTTTGGGTGTGGTAAAGCAGAAGGTTATTTAGATCATAATCATCATAAACATTGGGGTGGAATACTACCATCACTTTATGATCCAGCAATTCCAAAATATGATACTTTACCAGAAGGTACTTTTGATGGTGTAATTTCGTTTGACGTAATGGAACATATTCCTAAAGAACAAATTCCAGAAACTTTTGATAAGATATTCTCTAGGGCAAATAAGTTTGTATTTCTTGGTATTGCAACTGCTCCAGCCGATGCCATTCTTCCTAATGGTGATAATGCACATTGCACAGTAGAACCTATTGGTTGGTGGGAAACTATGGTAGAAAGATATGCTCCAAAAAAAGTTTGCACACACATAAAAACTTCTGGTAATTGCAATAGCTATTCTATTCTAAATGAAGAATTATATATGGATTTTTTCCTAAATAATCTAAATATTAGCGAAAAAGGCCCTTGACATTGACAACGAATCGTGTTACTGTTAAATATAATAATGATGGAGAGAACTATGAGTGGCACTAAAAAATGGATAATGGAAATTGAAGACATCTTTTGGGATAGTGTTCAAAACATTATAAGAAATTCAAAGACATCGGGTGAGGCAGTGTCTCGTTCAATTTCATTGGGTAAATCAATGGTGCCGTATATTAATTCCGAAACAATCAAAGACACAGTTCAAGAAGTTTGGAGTCTTGCATGATTAGTACTACAACAGCATTTTTAATTGCAATGAGTGCTTGTATTGTAACTTATTTTTGGGGTAAATCTCAAAATGATACAGCAGAAATAGCTCATGAGATTTTAGATTCTCTGAGAGATGGTGGATATATAAAGACTAAAACAGATGAAAATGGAGAAGAGGAAATAATTAAATTAGATGATTAAACCTATATTATGGATTGCATTTGGAATTATGTTATACCACTTTGGTGTAATTACAGCAATGGTTAATTTTATCGTCACCTCTGATTTAATAGATATAACCATAGAATTTTTAGAAGGACTTAAAAAAGAGTGAAAAAAGATAGAGAAAAATCTGGTATGACTGTTGATGTTCGTAACAACGATATTAATGGTGCATTGCGTGTGTTGAAAAAACGTATGCAAACCGAAGGTATATTTAACGAAATGCGTGAACGTACTCATTATACTGCAAAGAGTGAAAAACGTAGACTTGCTAAAGCTGCAGGTAGACGAAGATGGCTGAAAAAGATTGAAAAAGTAACCACAGAAGGAAATTGAAAATGGCTAGAAAAAAGATTATAGCTAGTACTGAAAATAATAGTTGGGTAGCACCAAAGGTTCGTAAGAAACGTAAACCTATGACTGATGAGCAACGTGCTGCTGCATCTGAAAGACTTGAAAAGGCTCGTGCTGCTAGAGCACCAGCTAAAAATGAGTCTATATGTTCCTATGTTCTTGATAAGGGTGATGATCATCCACTATCAGCAAAAAAAGTGAAGTCGTGGATTAAGACACAAAAGTCTTTGGCTGCATCTTATAGAACAGCTGCTCGTAAAGAAATGAAGGGTGCTTTAGCTAAACTTGGTGACTGCGAAGGCTACGTTAGGCATATGCAACATTACCTAAAACATGGTGATTGGATTAACGATTATTATGGTGAGTATGAGGAAAAGAGGGTCAAATGGCAGAAACACCAATCAACGTAAACAATGTAGTAAAAGGCCCTTGGTCTAGAGCAAAAGTTGTAAACCCAACTGAAACTGATATATTTTCAGATGATATGTTTTTCATCGACGAAGTTGCTGAAAACATTATGATTCAAGCAATACATAATCTTGCAGAAAATGGTGTAGACATAAAAAATTCACAATTTATTTCTGAAATTGGTTTTTTAAATGAAATAATAAAGTCTATTATGTATAGAACATTAGATTACCAACACCCAATGCATCAACTTATTCATTCTATGATGAAATTAGAAACAGAAAATCCACTCCAAACCTTTTCTAAAGTTGACTATGAGATGCTTAGTAAATTAATTCAAACAACATATAATATACCAACAGATGATAAAGATGATAAAGAATGATAATAATTGATATGAATCAAATCTCATTAGCCAGTCTAATGATGCATTTGAATATGACAAAAACAAAAGAGCCTGATGAAAGTATGGTAAGACATATGATACTCAATTCAGTTCGTATGTATAGAACAATGTTTAACGCAGAGTATGGTGAAGTAATACTTACTTATGATTCTAAACATTACTGGAGAAGAGACTTTTTTCCTCAATATAAATCAAATCGAAAAAAAGGTAGAGATGCTGACAGTAAAGATTGGGATGCTATCTTTGAAGTCTTAAATAGAATCAAAGCAGAAATTAAGGAAAATCTACCATATAAATTTCTAGAAGTTTATGGTGCAGAAGCTGATGATATCATTGCTACGTTGTGCAAGTTTTCTCAAACAGAAAAAGACCGCAGTAAAAATGAAAATATTATTATTGTATCTGGCGATAAAGATTTTATTCAATTACAAAAATATGTGAATGTAAAACAATACAGTCCTATTCTTAAAAAGTATATAAATGACCATAATCCAGAAACCTATATAAAAGAACATATACTTAAAGGCGACACTAGTGATGGAGTACCTAATGTTCTATCACCAGACAATACATTTACGGATGGATTAAGACAAAGACCTTTAGGAAAGAAAAAGATTGAGACTTGGTTAGATATAGATATTAATGATTTACAGGATGAGGTCAAAAGAAATTACCAAAGAAATGAAAAACTCATTGACTTGAGTAAGATTCCAAATGAATTGGAAAGTGAGATACTAACAGAATTTCATGGAGCTCCATTTGGTGACAGAAGCAAACTACTAAATTATTTTATAAAATCAAGATTGAAGAATCTTACTGAAACAATTGGAGAATTTTAATATGCCAGAACAAACTTATACACCACTTTTTTCTGAAGTACTTGACAGAGTACACAAAGCAAAAACTAAAGACCAAAAGGTAAAAATCCTTAGAGAGCATAATACTGATGCATTACGCATGGTACTCAAGGCAGGCTTTGATCCAAAAATTGAATGGGTAATTCCAGATGGTGAAGTTCCATACACACCTAATGAATCACCAGAGGGAACAGAACACACTATGTTAGCTATGGAGGCAAAAAAACTATGGCACTTTATTAAAGGTGCAGATAGGCAAACCAAACAACATCAAAAAGAAGCAATGTTTTTTCAATTGTTAGAAGGTTTACATCAAAACGAAGCAAAAGTTGTTATTGCTGCTAAAGATAAAAAACTACATCAAATGTATAAAGGTTTATCTTCTAACGTAGTAAGAGAAGCGTTTGGTTGGGATGAAGAATTTGTAGTTCCAAAACCAGACGTATATCCAGCATCGCCTGGCATGGCATCTGGAGCTGATAGGTGATCATAAATCCCATTCAATGGCCATCAATAGTATATCCTAAGAAAGAACAACCATTGATACCTAGAGTAAAACGAATCACTCCGACAAAGTGGCCTGATAAATCACTAAAACGTCTATTACAAGACATAAAAAAAGAAAAATAATAATTAAACCCTTGTTTTACAAGGGTTTTTTTATGCAGAAAAGACTTGACTCTTTTGTATTTAAATGGTATTGTATAGTGTAAGATAGAGAAACAAAGAGAGAG